CTTTCATATTGATTCGCATTAATTCTGTAATACCTGTTGTATAAGGAATTACAAACCGATAAATTCGTGTAGACTGTGAAGCCGAAGCTTCAATGTACTCAGAACCTTTCACCGTTTTTATCATTGACCAGGCTTTCTTTAATTCTTGCCAAGATGTTTCAATTACTTGGTTTAATTCATCTTTTATTACTACAGGTTGTTCAATGCTGATTCGATTCCTGAAATCACCTGTATTCAATGGTTTTTTATACTGAAAAGGACGCATATTAATCACCGTCCAATTTAATTTCTTCTAAAGCTTTATCGACACCTAAACTATTAATCTGACTTAAAAAATTCTTGTCAAAATACTCTAATGCATCGTTATAAACATAACGAGAACGTTCAAAGACTAGTTCTTTGAACTCCTCGTCTTTACTTAAATCATAATTCCCACAAACCCTAAGTAATGCCTTATTAGACGTAGAAAGGATGCGCTTTAGGTTATCATCTTCCTCATCCCCTAAGTGCATCCTATCTTTGAATTGCTGTAATATTTCATTCGAAATTACTGTATTCATTCACATCATCCTTGTGTTGGTGGAGTTACTTCTTCAAGCTTTAATGTGTAAACTTGTGAAGTGTATTTATCCTTCGGTTTACCTGTAGCATATTGTTTAGCAATATAAACAGTTGCATCTTCTAAAGCTAATGTTTCTTCATACTTCTTGATTGGCTCTGTTCCACCCATCGCTGCAATGTATTCCCCTTTAACAAAGAAAACCACTTGTCCTTGAGGTACAAATACAGATTCTGTTGGGATTGGATTAAAAGGTAAGCTCGTTACATATACACCTGCCGCATTTTGAATCGTAGCATTTGCTTGAATATCAAAAGTATCGAATGGATTTGTTACCATAACTACTTTACCAGCAATATTTTTCGGACGATCTGCATCGGTTTTACCATCAGGATTTAATTTTTTAGCCAATAATTTGACCACGCCTTTTAATTCATTAATTGTTTTACGACCAGGCTCAAAAGTTAAAGTTCCAGCAACTTTTTTATCTGGATATACTCCATTCGTGACACTTCCGCTAGGGTCTTTTAATAATCCAATAGGTTCATTTTTACCCGTACCAGCTACAAAACCACGTTCTAAACCTACTGACATTGCTTCTGTAATCATAGTACGAACATATCGTTCCACCCATACTGGACCAAGCTTCAACATATCATTTGCTAATGGAATAAATGCTGTTAATTTCAGTTGAGTAATTGATTCTTTTCGGAATGCAGCATTTAATTGCCCTTTAATATCACCAAATAACGGTCCCCATACAGCTGCACCATCTGGATCTCCATATATAAATTCTGTCACGGCTCCTAAATTCTCTAAACCGATATGCTCTAGTAACGGATGACCTTGAACTAAATCATCAAAAATTCTCTCTTGTGTTGTTTTAGGTAAAGTTTCAGTAGATTTAAAGCCACCCTCTTCAACAACGGCATTAAAGAACTTCATTTCTTCACTTGTTAATACATTAGCACCGCGAGATTGCATAATAGAACGATCTACCATTGATTCATTCACTTGATTTAAAATATCTGAACGAACATCTGTAGCAAGTGCTTCAATCATGGAATTTAACGCTGCTGTTTGTTCTTCTGCTGTACCTTCCTGTGTCGCTTTTGCAAAAGCTAGTTTTTTATCTTCGAAATTATTAAACTTAATAACCATATTTTATTTTCCTCCTAAATTTAAAAAGAGCGTACTCAAATTCTGTTTCGGTTTAACAGGAACTTGAATAGGCCCTTTGGGATTTGTATTCAGTTGTAAATCATTCAGAATCTCATTTTTTAATCCTGATAAAGCTGCGCTTAAATCTTCTTTTGTAATTCCTTGTGATCTTTCCTTGCTCAGTGTTCCGTTTCTAAAACCATCGATTACTTTTTGCGGAATCATGGAAGAACTGGCGCTTGAAGCTGTCATTTTAACTGTATTCTCCATAAACATGATTTCATCCGCAAAGTTATTTTCTAATGCTTGTTGCGGACCCATCCAAGTCTCTTCAGCCATCATATGAAGTAGTTCCTCTTCTGATTTACCGCTTTTAATGACATAAGCATTTACAATTGCTCGATCTGTCGTTTTCAACATTTCAGCTGCCTTTTCCATGTCACGATGATCTCCACCATTCCACATTGAAGCATTATGAATCATAATTTGTGCTGTAGGTGATATTCGGACTTTATCACCAGCCATCGCAATAACAGAAGCCGCACTTGCAGCCAAACCAACAATTTGAACTTCCACGTTACCAGGATAATTTTTTAATGCTGTATAAATTTCTGACCCTTCGTGTACATAACCACCAGGACTGTTAATCGATACAATTAAATCATCACCATTGGTATTAGTTAGTTCTTTTGAAATTTTACCTGGGCTTACAGCATCCATTTCAAACCAATCATAAATCCAAGCTTCATCATTCGAAATAATTGGTCCTTTCACGTCAATTTTCACCGTCATTTTCTTTCTCACCCCCTTCAGATTCATTTAATTTTGTATAGTTCTTCGTAATATGATGGATATTCAGGTTTGGATCATCCGACTCTTCATAATCTACTTCTGAACGAATTTCATTACCTGTAAATGCACTTGAAGAAATGAGTTTATCAATACTTGTCGCAAGTTCAAATATACTTTGATAGGAAACCGCCTTAACCTCAATTTTTTGTCCCAAAAGATATTCACTCATTTCGAAGAATTTAACATTCGCTTCGTCAGATAGTTTTTTTAATAATGGTCGTACTGTGAAAAGCATATAATTTTTCGTTTGCTTTTCTACATCAGCCATTTCTCCATATATCAAAGCTATAGGAATACCGATTGCCCTAGCTACTTGATTTAAGAAACCATTTGTTATTTTATTGATTTCTTCCACACTTGGGCCATTTGCAACACCATTGTATATCTCGTTATAATTAATACCTTTTTGCTGTGGAACAATAGCTATATCTTTTGAACCAATTGACTTATACATGTTGTCTATAAACTCTTGTAACTTTGCTATTTGTTCCTCAGTTTTAGCACCAATCATATCCATATCAACTGTTCCGCGAACTTGATTTTTACGTTTTTGAGAGTTTAATATTCTGCCGAACAAATCCCCATAATCTGCAAATAATCCATCAATAAGTGGGGTTAATTTATCATTCCGATACTTCAAATGAATAACTTCGCTTTGTTTAAAACTTCTCTTAAACGTATAATCTTTTACCCTTACATCCGTAAAAGTATCTTCAAACACAGCGTACTCATTATGTTGGAATCCATCTGCAATAAGTAAATCACCATCATCTGCTTGTATAACTAAACACTCATTATCATAAATAAGTTTTCGAACAAACCGCTCCCAAAAGGTACTTGCGGTCATATTCTTGTTTGGTCTTACGTTTAATCGATAATAAAGCTCATCCTTCTTAAATTCTTTACCATTTCTTATTCTAAATTCAGATTGACTAATCGTCCTTCCTAAAAATGAAACGCATGTATCAATTGCCAATCGTTTCATATGGAGCCTGTTTGCTGTATCAGTTAATATGTCCAGATCCAACATGAATTCTAGTTCTTTATTTCTTTTAAATACTGAACCTAACCATCCAATGGTTATCACCCCCTATTAGAATTTAATATTGCCTATAACAAAATCAGTAGCTTCTTGTATCTCATCAGCCCGATAAAGAGCATGCACAAAACACTGAAAACCATCTGTTTTTCTGCGAACAGGCTCTTTCTTTTCGTATATTTTATTTCCATCACTTTTGATAACAACCAACACATTTTGCGTATACCAACGCATTAAAGGGTTATCCTCAAAAACAATTTGTTTATTTGCAAATGCCATCTCAATACGTGGAGCTAATAAACTATGAATTGCTTTCGGGTTTCGTATAACTTCTATTTCAAACCCTTCTGCTACTAATAATGGCCTTATTGCTTCCATTCTGAAGTTATCAGCTATAATCTTTTTAATTCCATATTGTTCTCGCATTTCTACAAACCAATCAACAATGTGTTGAGGATTAATAGTTGGTTCATCTACAACTGTTAGTAGACCTTGCTCTTCCCAATCTTTTATAGGAGCAAATTTTTGTTTTTTATACTCGCCAGCTTTTTTAGAATAACCATAATAAATATCAACAAATTCTTTACGCACAAAGGAATGAGTTTTAAAAATGTACTCACCATTTTGTCTAAATAAAAGACCACATGCTGCGAAATCTCGAATACTCGCAAAGTCTAACGCTCCTATGCATTCTTGAGCATGTAAATCAGGGAACGGACGGTTTGTAGCAAGAATCTCTGAC